GAGACTCCTGTGTGGGCAATCCTATTTATAGCATCTACCTTATGTCTGATTGAATCCATAATAGAGTTTAGGTTAGCTCCTGAAGGTTGTAATAAATATGGTTTTAAGTTTGGTTCTATCTCTTCAGGCATTTCAATTACTGCACCAGCTCCAGCACTTGCATTTACACTTGGAGTTTTGACAAGGCTTGGATGGTTTGTTAATCTAATTAACTGTTCTATTTCTGAATACTCATTATAAATCGCTTTTTGCAAATCAGCTATGTCAGTTAGGTCTGACTGGCCAATCCCTCTCTTGTGCGATTTGGAATTGTATAAAATAACTGCTGGTATTTTGCCAATCAGATTATCGGCAGTATCTATTACAGAAGGTTCATCATTATCTTTTTGATAGATAGTATCAATTCGATCTGGATACCACACCCTCATATACGTGCCTCCATCCTTATCAACCTCTTCTCTTATTTTTAAATAATCTAGATAGTACTTACCATTGACCTCTCTTTTAAAATTCCAATCCAAAGCATTCTCTGGAGTTACTATTGAAACGTAAGGTCTAATATCTTGATTAAGTTCATCTGCCCTTGTTCTTGTTTGTATTGCTGGTTTGTCTAAAATCATAAAACAGTGACCATAAATAGATGCATAGTTTTGAGCTTGTTTTATTACTGAGTTAAAATTGTTTCCATCTAAATCAGCGTCTTTTAAGAATGATTCTAAACTAGGTTCATCTGCCATTGAACCAAAATCTCTAGAAGGTTTTACTCTAAATAGAAACGATGAGTATATTTGAATAATATTTTTACAATGATTATCGCAAGGAGTATTTGCAAGTCTTTGATTGAACTCATTATCAAGTTCTAAGTTATAACGATTTAAGTATTGGCCTAAAGTGTAATCATATCCTCCATTATAGCTTCTGATAAAATACTCCCAATTGTTAACTGTTTCTTTATAATCTTTATGAGTATCTAGAGCCTGATCTTTTGTATATGCCATGCGTTCCTTCTTTTACATTCCATCGTTGCGGATTACCAATAGGACTTTTTACTGTCAGAGGTTTTACATAATCAACTAGATAACCAACTGCATCATTCATATGATCAAATCCCTCTTCCTTGTCAGGAATATTAGTATTTTCCTTATATACTTGTCGTTGTAAACCTTTTATAATAGTTTTACAAGATTTGCTAACAAAAATATGTCTCTGATCATTAGAATCTTTTAATCTTGAATTTACATTATTAACTCTATCTCTAATAGCTGAATGTTTTAATTTAGCTTTCACATTAAAACCAGCGTTTTGTAAAATAGACAAGTCGGTTTTACCTCCAGCAGATGTTTTACGTTGTCTACAAGCTGGATCAGGGTAAATAAATATTGGTATTTTAGATCCATATCGATCTCTAATTTCCTGGCACATTTCATCAGTATTAGAGCCATAAATAACTATTTCATCAACAAATATAATTTTATCTTTTACAATATGAGAAACACAAGCTGACATTGGATCTACGTTAAAATCTAATCCGATGTGTAAAGGTCTATCCAAAGTTAAAGGTTGATCTACAATACTGTCTATTGGATGAAAATTATAATAAACTTGTCCAGCATAGTTCTCAAACGTTCCTTCAAACTCTTGTCTAAAGGTTCTAATATCAATATCTTGTCTAGCTTGATCTAACTCCTCCTTTGATACCATTCCACCTTGTAATGTTGTATATTGAAAACTATCCCATTCTCTAGGGTCTTGAGTTCCTTTCAAAAACATTTCATACGACCAGTTACCAAAACCACGTGGAGTACCGCACATAAGTACTCGGCCCATCGTATCAGAAACAGAGGCCCTTAAGACCTCAAACCAGGTACGTTTATCTATATCAGCAAACTCATCTAAAACTAAAAAATTTATACCACTACCTCTAAGAGCATCAAAATTTTCAGCACCTTTTAATGATATAATACTATTTGTTTTTCTAATTCTTATTGTAAGAGTTGTTTCATTTATATCCTCTATCCAATTATACTTTGAGAGCATTTGTTTTAGATCACTCCAACAAATTTCTTTAGCCATTTTAAAAGTTGGTGCTACATACCAAATGACCTGATTGGGCCTAGATGCTTGTTTCATCATCTCTATAATAGTTAAATAGGTTTTACCAAATCTACGACCTGATATAAGTACCCTGAACCTTTTATTTGATGAAGATACTTGATACTGCGGTTTTGTTAGATTGACTTTCATGACATCCAAATCTTATATAAATATTAAATTTATTAACATCTTCTCGACCAAGTGCTACTATTTTCTCATGCGATAATGTATAACCAGCTAACATACAATCATAAGCATCAGGATATTCAACCTCTACACGATGAGGATCTAAACAGTTTGTTTTTCCATCTATAACAGAACATAATAGTAATATTAAAACAAATTTCATTTTTTTCTTTTCTTGTAATATTTTCTATGAGTTTGCACCCTCCACGACCAGTGAAAAATACCTCGTGCAATTTTACCAATACTTTCTACAAACCAATCAATCATTGTTATACTCATAAATTATTTTATTATCCTTAATATTTTCTTTTGTCCCATATATATTTCTGTCTCAGCTTTTACTTTCATACAACTAAACCTAACAGACTGTGGGTTTACCTCCCTCTCGGCAACCCTCTTAGACTTCAAGCATGAACTCATCTTATCCTTGTAAGTATGTTCAACTATATCGCCATTCAAAATCATTAATAAAGCAACACATATCTCAGTGATCTTTTCCATTAGCTCTTACCTTGTCTTTAAGTTTTTCTAATTCTACCAAAAGTCTATCTACATCCTTTTGCAATCTAGTTATATTAGTTGCATTGTGTCTAGACTCTTTTAGCTCTTCTTGAATATCCTCTATATCTTTTAGAGCATCCTCGATAAGTAAAAATTGTTCTGCATCAGCTGGTAATGAACCAAGCTCACCTCTAGGCCATTTTATAGAAAACTCTACTGCCTTCTCTACATCCTTATGCATAAGTTTACTATCTGACTCAAGTATATTTAACCTTTCAACTATACCAAAATAGGCCCATACACCAATCGCAACCGCTGAGACGATTGAAATAAGATTTTTGAGAGGCATAGATATACCAGTGTTCTCTGATACAGATATTCTTTTCATAACTTAGATCCTTTCCTCCAGGCCCTTATACTCCAGAACGCAGGACTCAAAGACTTTTGCCCAGACACCTTTGCTAGTATAGGTCTAAACCTAGCAAAAAACATACGTTGTCTAACAGGGTTGTTTCTTTTTATGGAAAGGTTTGGATCACCAAATCTAACAACATTTACTTTGCCTGTTCTTCTATTACGAACATAAACACCAAACTTTTTAGATCTTCCAGGAGTTCTAAAAGGTTTATTAAGTTTAACTGATCTTCCCTTGAATTTTGCCATTCAAAGTATTTAACATATATTATTTACAGATACACCCAAAAAAATCGCCACTGCCATCGTTCATAACGTGTCTGTTTACAGGAGCATCGTGATAAGTAGTAAGTTTAATTCTAAGTATATCGCAAAGGTCAAAGCAATCAACTTTAGTAAATAAAACTAAATCTGAAAGCATTTGTTTTGTAACAGGGACTAAAGTGTAGACACCATCGGTGTATAAAATAATATCCATTATCTATTAAAGAATCTACGTCGCCATTGATTACAAACATAAACATCCTTAACACCAAAACTTTTAAAAACATTACAAAACGATCTTTTATTACTATACTGACCACAGTTTCCACAAGCCTCAGCACCTACTGACTTTCTAAAATCCTGTGGAAGTTTAAAATCTATTATCTCACCATTTGGATAGAAGTTTGATCTCTTATTTACCTTGTCCACGATATCTCATTTGTTTTTTGGATCTACCTTGACGCTTAGATTTATTCATGGTTTTTACTTTAGACTTGCCTGTAATCCTACCTATTGATGTGCCTTTGTGTTTTTTTTCATATGTGATAACCTTACCATATAGATTACCTTTTTTTTTAGCCATCTATTATCTCAGCATCAGATTCTATAATTAAAGGTAAAGGCTCTGTAATAGTTTCATTTACAGTTCGTTCCTTCATACCAAGCTCGTTCTTCGATAACCAAATTTGCATATGAGTATTGTCTTTTTTGATGGCCTTATCCCACATCTTTTTTCTTAAACTAGCTCTACCTTTGTTTTTAAAGCGGTCTATTATATCGGCAAAATTACGTTGTAAGGTTCTTGCAGATACACCAACAACACTAGCGATCTCTTCTTGAGTACAACCAATTGATGCCAGGTTTCCTACTATATCTAAGTCAATATTTATTTTAGGTCTACCAACT